AAATTCTCTAGTGGTATTTGCAATTTCTACAAAAGTGTCATAATAGACAGTTGTAGTACTTAAATCTATTGGATTATACCATATAGCATACATACAATATCCATTTTCAGGACCAGGTGTAGTATCTATTCCAATTTCATAAGTAAATTGCATATAAATATGATTGGAATCTACATTAGGAGATATATGAGTAGTTAATCCTGTAGAATTTTGTTCTGGTAATGCTAATACAGGATGAGTATCATGTAAGTAATTAGCAGAATCAATTAATTTATTAAATGTATTTAAAGGAATAGTATTTTCTTGTTGCCAAATAGCAGCATTTAAATTATATCCATAAATATCTTGTAATAACCATCCATCAGAAGGTGGAGTTAAATTTAATTTTACATAATATCTAGATCTATCTAATTCAGTAATTACAGGAGGTAATGTACAAGAATAATTTACTTGACATCTTACTGATATTAAAAATAAATAATCTAATGGTAAAGTGTATCTATCTACATATATAGGAGAATATTTAGAAGTATAAACTTCTCCATAATAAGATGTAAAATCTTGATGTTCTACAATTAAAGATTTAAGATCATCAATTCTTTTTTGAGATTGTTCAAATCCTTTACCTTGACGATTAGATCTAGAATTAAATCGTTGTTTAACAAATCGTAATTGAGCTAAATTTAACTCATGATCTATTTCTTCTGGTAATAAGTTGTCAACCTGGAAGGATGCAATTTTTTGCACCCCCAGGTTAACAGCTATATGCATTTCATTTACAGTCATTATTTAACTTCTTTTAGTTGTGCACGCATTGCGTTTACAGCTCCAGAGTTTTTCTTATTTTTAAAGTAAATGATTGTATCAGTCATGTTTTCTCCTAATGTAGCATCTTGGTAAATAATTTGATTACCAATACGACGAAGAACTCCATACTCAATCATTTGTTCAATTTCAGAACGTAACTCTAAACTTTCATCTAAACAATACTTCAAGAAGCGTTCTGGATTAGAATCTTTAACATCATAAAGTTGATTTTCAACTTCCATATCAGTTAAATTATCAGGATTTCCTTTAGATAATACACGTAATAATGTACGCATTTTATCAAAGTCTCCTGTCAATTTAATAAATTCTTTATCCGCATCTTTCTTAAGTTGAATTTTATTATTCTTTTTAAGCAAGTCTTTTTGAGGATCGTAGATATAAAACCGTTTGTCGGGTGTTGATTTCATTTCATCTTCTGACATTGCAACATGACGATGTTTAATTGCCCATTTATATTTAATATAATCAATGGGATTAATTGGAGTACCATCTTCACTAGTTTCAATGTTTAATTCAACTCCTTCAAATGGAACTGTAATACTTAAACTAGACCAGAAGTCTTTTGTTTTAGCAGGCCATTCGTTGTGTGTTGGAGGAACATCAATCAACTCTTTTAATAATTTTTCTTCTTCTTTACCTTCTACTCCTTTGAGTGGAAGTCTGTTTACAAATAAGGAACCAATTTTAACTTTAGCTCCAGCTCTGATTTCTTTTGGAAGGTGATTAAGTACTTCCTTTCTTCTAATAATAATTGTTCTCATAATTTTTGTTCTTTTTATTTTAATTATTGCCTCAGATAAAGAATAACTAAGGACTATTTTTATATTTTAAAAAGAAAGGGGGGAAGAGAAGATCCCTTCCCACCAATCTCTACCTTAAACCTAACACAACTTACGATGCAATACACTGAAGATCCAAGCTAGTGTCGAAACGACGAAGCAAGATACCAGCAGTCTTCAACATATGCACAGAAGCACCATCAATATCACTTGCGCGAGTATCAGTTTCAGTAAATCCTTTTGGAACTACAGAACCTGCTACGCACCAACGTAATAATTCACGACCTTTCTTGTTGATCATTTGCAAGTTGTTTTCACCATCATAAGTAGATTGGTCAACAAACACCATGCGATAAGATTCCAAAGGCAAACCAGAAACTGGATGTTTTTTAGAAGCTTGAGCAACAGGACCGTGATCAAACAAAGGAGATTTAACTACGTTAACTCTATGACCATCAACATGCTCATAACTAGTGAAGTAACCAGTGATTCCTAAGTTACGACCAGAACCAGTAATGAAAGTTGGTTGAGTAGTTTGCAAATAAGAGTTAGAAGAGTAGTAACTTTTTAAAGCACGGTCAAATTCACGAGCACCACCGATACCAGTATACAAAGTAACTTGCTTATCAGTAGCATCAGTCATACCATAGAACAAATCACCAATAACTTCTTCAATTTTAGCTTGAGTCAAGTTAGAGTAAGTGTCTTTGTTAATGATTTGCTCAAGAAGACCAGGACCAGAAACTACAGGTTGACCATTCTCATCAAGCATAGTGCTAACACCATTTGCATCGTGAGTTTTTTGACCATACCAATAATACATTTCACACTCTTCTTTAAACTTCAACATGTGGCGATACTCTTCATAATCCATCCACAATTTAGTTTTGCTTCCTTCTTTTAAAGGCAATTCAAATTGAGCAACATAATCTTTAGCATTTCCAGAGAAATGATAAGATTTACGTACTGTACCAATTTTAGAACGAACTAGTCCAGGAGCAGTCCAGTTAGATGCATTACCACGAGAGAAGTCAATTCCTACGTTAGCATACATCATTCCCCACAAAGCACCTGCAGCTCTATCAGCTGCTGCGACTGAACTAGCATCAGGAGAAACTAATTTTAAAGTGTATTTCCATCCACTACCATCAGCAACTGGCTCATTCATAATACGAGCAAGAACTCCAGATTGAGATACCAAAGTGTAAGGGAAAATAAACCATTTGTCAGGAAAAGTAATAGTGAACATAGAACCACCAGCACCATCTCCAACATTAGAAATAACAGGACGAACATTGATTTCGTGAGTTTTTACACGATATTCATATTCGTAGCGATCAATTGAACGAGTATTTCCAACACCTTCAGTTAAGAAAGACAATGGAAATTTCTTTTCCTCACGACCAGCTAAGTGAGTGATAATAGGAGAGATCTCCTCTGGACGTTCCATAAGTGCATTAACCAATGAATTAGTATCGGTCATTTGGGCATCATTATAGTACGTTTTTAGAACTTGCATTAGAGCCATAATTTATATATTTTTTAAAGTTAATTGTTGTTATTGCTTGATTTTACCCAAACAATGCTTTTAGATCCAGATTATCTGCATCAAATTTTTTATTCTTTCTTTCGTTAGTTTGCATTGACTTAACTCTTTCTTCATTCTGTCTAACTTTATCTCTTAGACTAACTGCACTTTCAGTCTTTGCTTTAATATTAATAATATCTTTTAAATTAAATCCTTTATACATTAAATAATCTAATGCTAATTTAGCTTCAATATTAGCTTTAGAATAATCAACATCTCTACGAGTCTGGCCATTTTCATTAATTGGTTCAGAAATGTAATCAAAGAATTTTGCTTTTTCACGATCTGGAATACGAATACCTGCAAATTCTTTTCCTTCTTGAATTGTAGAGGCTACTCCTTCCCAAAATCTTTCATTTTCTTCAGCTGCACGTTGTTGTGCTTCTTGTTGTTGACGAACTAATCCTTCACGTTCTTGTTTTTGAATATTAGCAAGATTACGTTGAGCAACTTTAGCTCTATCATATAATTTACCAGAATCTTCATAATCATTAATCATGTCTTTGATAAATTCATCATCATGACCTTTAGATTTTAAAAATTCACTAATCATATATTTTTGAGTACGACTATCTTCTTGTTCAAGTTCAATATACTCAAAACTTGTTCTTGGATTATATGCTTCAAAAAATCTTTCAGGATCTCCTCCAGCCATTACAAAATCAAGATGGCGTTGTACTAAAGGAAACTGTTTAAACAAATTTTCTAACTGATCTTCAGCAATATTTTGTGCAATATCTTTAGTAAATTCTGCTAAACCTTCTTCAGTTTCTGCATACTCTTTTTCCAATTCATAACCAAGAGATTTAGCAATAGAAGAGATAATACCATCATCATCATTGCTATCATTACTACTATCACTAGTAGAATCATCATCATCATCAGAATCATCATCAGAATCATTGTCAGTGTCTTGCGAATCATTAACATCATCTTCATCATCTAATGGGTCATTATTGGATTTTTTACTGTCTTTGTCTAGATCTTTATTAGTATCTAGATCTGAACCACTGTTTGCACCTTCGTCTGTGCCAGTAGGTTCAATTCCATCCCCTAGAACATCGTCTAGAGAAATGTCTTCGAATTTTAGTGTTGGTTTACTCATATCACAAAGATATATTAAGGGTTTTAATTAAAAACTGTTTAATTATTTTTTATAATTTGCTTTATTATATAGCACTTTCATTTTTGAACTATTACAAGTATAGCATTTTTTACCTCCAGTTTTAAACTTCATTACTCCAGAAGATTTTTTTAATGCAGATTCTTGTTGTTGATTATACAATTGACTTCCTACATAACCTGCACCTATTGCAGGAATTAATCCTTTATAAATATTAGGGTTAGACATATCAATCATTCCATTATTACCTATTGCTGATTTTGCAAATCTGCCCATTTTTGGATTAATTATATAAACTGTACCCAGGGTACTATTACCTTTTTCTATTAAGTTTTTGATAGTAATATAACTTAAATTATTATCTTTAACATATTGTTGCAATGATGCTGTATTTGCATTTCCTTTTAATGCTTCTTTAAGAAGTTGATATTTTTCATCTCCACTAATAGCGTTTTCTGGAAGTTTAAAACCACCCCAATGTCCTTTATTAGCATCTATTACAATAGGATCAACATCTTTTGGATAATAAAATTTGTGTACTTCTGCATTTGCTTCAGGATTAAACTTAGTATTATTATGAGAAATATACGGACTTTTATCAGTATGATATTTACTTGTAAACTGCTTGCCTATATTTTTATCTCCAGCAAAAAAAGGTAATACATGTTCTTCATCAGTAGAGCGCATTTTAGTTATTCTTCCTTGTGCTCCAACGCCTTTATATATAGTCTCGGCACCATTAGGAAAATTTTTTTTAAAATTAGAACTATTCACGTAAACAAATTCTTCTGGAGTACCATCAAAAGGAGTACCATCAGCATTCTTCATCCAAGTACCATTTGCTTTAGAAGTTTGTTCTATAATATGATATTCATCCATTAAAGCTTTATTAGAAGGTATTTCTGAATTCCATTTACCCCAATCTATTTCTGATTTAAAAGAAGATGTAGGTTTAGGAACTTCCACAGGTGGATTAAACTTCCATACATTTTTTAATGGTGTTTTTGTAGTTGCTAATCTACCAACTTCAGATAATGCTGGACCATAAGTTGATGCTACTTCATTACCTATAAATTTAAAAGGAGCACCAATTGCTGTACCTATAGTTTGTCCTACAATAGGTATACTTAATGCAGTTTGTAACCCACCTTCTACTATATTACCTTGTGCTATATTACTTACACCTTGTACAAGTAAACCTGCAGGGTTAATGGTTGAGTTAACAACATTATCCATTTCTCTTTTAGTAGCCATTACATCAGGAGATACTACTTGTTGAGATTCATTATCTAAATCCATTCTAATAGTCTCCATAGAACCTAAAGAACCAGGACGTTGTACATATTTATATCTAGGAGATACTTCAAGAGTTGGTAATGATGTTCCTGATTCCCAAATGTTATTTTCAACATCATATAAAGACATGTTTTGATCAGGAGTTACATGATCTCCTTTTTCATTTACATAATATCGTTGGTCTTTAAATCTAGGATCTAGGTATAAACTTTCTCCTGTTGGTGTTTTATATTCTTTTCCTTTAGGTTTAGGACCACCATTTTCATATAATATTCCTCCAGTCCTTCTTAATTGCATAGGAACTTCAGTGTTAGACATTACTAAAGGTTGAGCTTCAGATTGTCTAGGTTGAGGAACTTTATAATTAGAAACTACAGCAGGAGGAGTAGGCATCTCAACTTGCATTTGTGGTTGAGATTGCTGAGGTTGCTGTTGAACTTGTTGTTGTTCTTGAACAAATTGATCTAGAATTTGAGGATTATGAAAAACATCTATAATGTCTCCAGTGTATCCTATTTGTTTTGCTTGTTCAAGCAGTTGTCTTCTAGTCGCATTATCCATTTATTTTTACTTTAAGAAAGTAAGTTTATATTTTGACTTATTAATGTCAGATTTAACTTCATCTAAAAGATTATTGAATTCAGAAAATTTACATTCAGATTGAAGACTATCAATTTGACTTTTAATACCATCTAATGCAGTTAAACATCCAGTTACATCTTTAAATTTTGGAGATACATTAAAGTCCATGAAATTTAAAAGAGTTTCAGAAATGCCTTGGTAATTTTCTACTAATGTATCTGCATGTCCTCGTAATTGATCATACAAATCATTAAGAGTTACATGAGCTGCATATGAACCTTGTCCTGTAATTCCCCAATGTAACATGTGAACTTTATTAGCAGTTTCTAGTAAACTTAATGCTAATTCAGCTACTAAATTATCTAATCTTCCAGTTCCTCTAAATCCTGCTTCTAAATTTTTAATTACCTCTGTTCCATTCTTCTCTAAACTATCTAGAGGAGTAAGATATTTTG